GCAGATGGACATAGGGTTTACGTATGGGACGGATCAGCCTGGAAAGAAACAGCCGCAGGAGCTTCGGTTAATTCCATCGTTGGAGCTACTGGAAATTTAGTCAATATCACAGCGACAGCAGGTGGAACTCCTTCAGGTAATCAGTACACCATAGATGCAACTATTGATGCTTTTAACGCTAATACTTTTCTCGCTGGGCCTAATTCAGGATCGGCGGCAGTCCCTACATCAAGAACAATTCTTGCTGCTGACCTAGCGAGTGCAAAAGCAACATCTTCTGATATCGGAGCAGTAAAAGTAGATGGAGGGGGTCTAACTGTTGATGGCGATGGGCTTGTAGCTATAGATAATAGTGTTACAGCTCAATCAACTTTTTCAGTTGTTAAATGTGATGCTCAAGGCTTAGTAACAGAAACCCAGACATTAGTCACTAGTAGTGGCGAATTACCTATAGCAACTAGTAGCGCTGTCGGTGGAGTAAAAGTAGATTCGGCGGGTGGTATTGCTGTAGATGGTAGCGGTGCTATTACTATTAATAACTCAGTTTCTGCAGATACAAAAGCAAAGATTACATATAACGCTGACGGACTTGTCACGGCTGGAGCAGATTTAGTCGAGGCGGATATTCCCGATTTGTCTACGGCAAAAATAACGAGTGGAGCGCTAGATGCTGCAAGACTTCCTGCTGACGGTGTTGATGGAACAAAGCTAGCAGATAGTTCTACTTGTATTATTCAATCTATAGCCCAGGCGGGTTTTCCTACTGCACAATTTACGGGTCAATTATGTTTTGACTCTGTTGCTGAAGATGCATATTTATGGGACGGAAACGCTTGGCAGGCGATCACGACTCTGACCAAAGGATCATTAGTTAACGGCGGTACTTTTAACGCAAGTACAAGTAAAATGGCCTCTGTAACCTCTGCAGGATCTGCGGCTGGCCTTGTTGTTGGTTCTAACTTGCCAACAGCTTCTTCTTCTGTTGATGGTGTATATGTGGTCGTTGCGACAGCAGGAACTCCCTCAAGTCCAGCACCTGTAGTTGCACTTAATCCACCTGATTACATTCTGGGAGTAACAAACGCTTCGGGTAGTAGTTGGCAAGAAATTGACTTATCTGCGACTGTAAGCGGACAGGTCGCAAGCAACGTTGGTTTTACCCCATACGGTGATATTAGTTCTAGTAATGTACAAGATGCGCTGCAAGAAGTAGCGACTGAAAAGTTACCTAAAGCAGGCGGTGAAATCACAGGTGAGTTATTAATTGGGGCGTCTGGATCGTTAGTTTTTGAAGGTGCAACAGCGAATGCGTATGAAATAACTTTAGCCCCAGCCGATCCCACCTCTGCAGATAGAACTGTAACTATTCCTGATCAAACAGGAAATTTAATTGTTAGTGGAAACGCTTCACTTGTAAATGCGGATGTAGCGACAAATGCAGCGATTGATTACAGCAAATTAGCGGCATTAGCAGACGGAAAAGTATTGATCGGGAACGGCAGCAATGTGCCCACGGCTCAGACAATTTCAGGTGATGTTACTATTACAAATGCAGGTGTTGCTGCTATAGCTAGTGGTGTAATAGTTAACGCAGATATAAATGCTTCTGCTGCAATCGCGGGAAGTAAGTTAGCAGCAGGTTCAACATCTGCTCAGGGTGCATTACAACTTAGTGATTCAACTTCTTCCACTTCCACATCTTTAGCGGCTACAGCTAATGCAGTAAAAGTAACAAAAGACGTAGCAGATGCCGCTCTGCCAAAGGCGGGTGGAGTAATGACGGGAAACATCGATTTAGATAACGATAAACAGTTGAACCTATATGAAGCTGATTCCAACGGTTCGGCTTATATCGGCCTAAAGGCTCCAACCGATATGGGGAGCACTTCGTCTTACACGTTGTCGCTTCCTGCAACCGCACCAGCAGCAAACAAAGTTCTCAAGTGTGATGCGTCAACACCAACCACTTTGGTTTGGGCTGATGACTCTGCAACTGACTCAACCAAAATGCCGACCGCTGGAGGAACTTTTACGGGCGCTGTTACGTGGGGTCAAGATGACACGGGCTACGACGTAAAAATGTTTGGTGCCACTGCAGGCGCTTATCTTCTTTGGGATGAATCTGATGATGCTTTAAAGACAGCAGGCGGAGCTGTAATAGACATCGTCAAAGACAAATTGAAGATCGGTGGGACGGCAGTCACAACTACAGCAGCAGAGTTAAATCTTCTAGATGGAAAGACTGCTGTCGGTGATGCATCCTTGGGAACAGCTCAAACCTTTACAGCCACTCAAAGTGGAACAATCACATCTATTTCTTATGGTTCTTCAGTCTCTTTAAATTTAAATACCACTAACAATTTCGTTATTGGTCAGCTCACTGGAGCATTTACTTTGGCCAACCCGTCTGCACTTACACCAGGAGCTAGTGGGGCGATTAAGATTACGCAGCACGCGAGCAGCCCAGTCGTCGCTGGCTGGGGAACCTACTGGCACTTCCCAACTGGTTCTGCAAATGCAGCATTGTCTACAACTGCTGGGGCAGTAGACGTTCTTGTCTATACAGTACTGACATCAACTTCTATTGCTTGTCAACTCATTAAAGACGTCAAGGATTGATTTATGGGAATTCCTGGTGCTGCTAATCCTCTTCTTCTCCATTCAGCGGTTGCTACTTCTGAAGCGGGTGGAAGGTCTCTACGTTTTAACAATGGCAATAGTGCTCACTTAAGAAGGAATATCACGAGAACAGGGGATAGAAAGAAATGGACTTTTAGTTGTTGGGCAAAAAGGGGAGGAGTAGGTCAATATGATTATCTTTTTGCACAGGGACCAGCTGGCAGTACTTCAGGTAATTGGTTTTTAGCTGGATGGCAGACAGACGATACTTTTTGGATTGGGCAACAAACTGGAGGTGGTTATCAACTCCAATATCAAACTAATCGAAAATTTAGAGATCCTTCTGCTTGGATGCATCTAGTAGTTGCAGTAGATACAACTCAAGGAACAGCTAGCAATAGATTGAAGTTATATATAAATGGTGTTGAGGAAACATCTTTTAGTACAGAGACAGACCCATCACAAAATCTCGATACATGGGTAAACGGAGCTACTTCTACTTGCCCAGTTTTCTATGTCGGCGCCCAGCCAGATGGTCATGGCTTGGATGGTTATATGGCAGATGTATATTTTATTGATGGTTCACAACTAACCCCAGGTTCATTTACTGAGACAGATTCAACCACTGAGCAGCTTATTCCTAAAGGATACACAGGGAGTTATGGTACTAATGGTTTCCATCTTGAATTTGCTGATAATTCTGGTTCAACATCAACAACGTTAGGTAAGGATTCCACTGGGGCAGGGACAATCAGTGCGGCAAATGGAGGCCTGCCTTTTTATAACACTACCGATGCTTATGGTGTAACTAAGGGTTCTGGTTATCGCACAGATAGTTCTGCGGGAACCACAGATGGAACGGGATTAATATTTGCTTTGCCTGGTGATGTTCTTACTGATGAACATGATCACGTTAATACTGGCAGTTCAGCTAAAACTTTATCGAATGTTGGATCAGTTGCAGTCTCCTCAACTCAAAGTAAATTCTACGGTTCAAGTCTTGCTTTTAATGGGTCTGCTAATCAAAGATTATGGATGGATGCTACTAATGCTGGTACAGACTTTGATATGGGTACTGGTAGTTTTACAATTGAAGCTTGGGTATATCTAAATGAAATGCCCGCTGGAAACGGTTATCCAACGGCAATGTGGATTATTGGTTGGGGACCACAGAACAGCAATGATGGTTTCGACTTTGCTATAGGTAGTACTAATCTAATATTCGATGCTGATGATTTTGCAAGTCCTGATATAAATGTTGCCCATAACATGGGCGCCAAACAATGGCATCATGTAGCTGTAACTTACAATGGTTCTGATGATAAATTAAGAGCCTTTGTTGACGGTTCGGAAATAGCCGAAGTCACAAGTACAGTTACAGCTACAACGGCCAGTACCGGAGTAGCTATAGGTGCTGCCGAACCTAGTGGAGCTACAGACGGTAACTTTAATGGGTTTATGAATGATTTACGTGTATATAAAGGCGTCTGTAAATACACTAGTGATTTTACTCCTGCTGTCAGAAAAGACTTTAGGCCTGTAAACCTACAAGTAGTAACAGGTGGCCCTACATCTGTTTCAGCCGCAAATGGTGCCTTACCTTTTTACAATACAACTGATACATATGGTGCAACTAAAGGGTCTGGCTATCGCACAGACAGCTTTGCGGGGACGACCGGTGGCAGTGGTCTTGTATTAGCAATTCCTGGTGATGTTCTTACAGATGAGCATGATCATGTAAATACAGGTGGCACAGCAATAACTGTTACTAGTCATGGAGATGCAACCGCATCTAGTGCAGAGAGTAAGTTTTATGGTTCGTCAGCTAAATTTGATGGAACTGGTGACTATCTAACAGTTGCTGGAAGTAGTAATTTTGCTTTCGGTACTGGTAATTTTACAATAGAATTTTGGTTATATCTTAATGAATCTAGCCCAAATAATAAAGATGTTTTTGCAAATCCCGGTGGAATCCAATTATTTTTTGTAAGTGGAAAACTTCGTTATAATCATGCACTCGTTGCTGGTTTATTAGACACAGATAATACGATAACTCAAGGCAAATGGACTCACTGCGCGTTAGTTAGAAACCTTGGGACGACAAGATGGTATATCGATGGCATACAGAATTCTGGTTCTTATTCTGATAGTAAAGACTGGACTCAAACTACATCTTGGTATGTTGGTTCTTATAATGGTTCGATTCAACATTCCAATATATATTTAAATGATCTCCGTGTATACAAAGGAGTGGCGAAATATACCGTGAATTTTAACCCAGTGATGTCAGGACAAAATGGACTAATTGCCCGAGATACAGATTCACTTTTAGACCATCCAGTTAATGGTGATTCTGCGGATAATACTGGGACAGGTGGACAAGTAAGCGGCAATTATGCAACGTGGAACCCGTTGGCAAGTGGCTGTACTTTGACTAATGGAAATTTAGATGCGAGTAGCGGCACTCAGAAACGAGTTACAAGTACTTTTGGTTTCCCTAGTGGTAAATGGTATTTCGAAATAACTCTAACTAACTCCACTATTCAACAGTATGGGATAGGAAGTCTTTCTACTCAAAGCATAACGAATTCGCCTCCAGGAGACTCTCCTCATAATAGTTATATTGTTCTTACAAATGGTCAGTATTATCACAATGGGAGCATGGCCGGATCTGGTCTGCCAACAGCCACTACTAATGACATTATAGGTATTGCATTTGATGCAGATAGTAGAAAATTATGGTTCTCTAAAAATGGAACTTGGATGGCATCAGGGGATCCTGCAAGTGGCAGTAATCCTTTGTGGACAGTAAGTGCTGATTATGCTCCATATGCCCCAACAGTTGGTGCAGGTGGTGCTGATGCTGTGAATTCCGCTTTAAATGCAGGACAAAGACCCTTCGCATATTCAGCTCCTTCAGGCTTCAATCCTTGTTCAACAGCTTTCCTTGCTGATCCTTCAATTGCAAAACCTTTGGAACACTTTAATGTTGTTCTCTATACAGGAACAGGATCAGATCATGCTGTAAGTGGCTTTGGGTTTGCTCCTGATCTCGTTTGGGTAAAACGTCGTGATAGTGCAAATGGTCAAAATCTTTTCGACCAAATAAGAGGAGCAACTAAATATTTGTCTAGTTCTAGTAGCAACGCCGAAGGAACAGATGCAGATGAATTAAAGAGTTTTGACAGTGATGGTTTTACTTATGGAGGGAACGCTGGGGGCAATGCTTCGAGTGGTAGTTATGTTAGTTGGGCTTGGAATATGGGTGGAAGTAATTCAACCCCTAGCGGCGGGACAATATCGTCTACGGTTAGAGCTAATACCACAAATGGTATGTCTATTGTTAGCTGGACAGGAACAGGCAGCACTGGAACGGTTGCTCACGGTTTAGGTGCAGAATGTCAACTTTTAATTATTAAACAAAGAGGCACCGGTGGTGGTGGTGATGGTAATTGGATCGTTTGGCACCATGAGCTGACTGCCCACAGTGGACTAGGTAGATTAATATTTAATGACACACATAATGACGGTGACGGTTCAAGTGGCTCTGTTCATTGGAACAGTGTTAAACCAGATGCAAATACATCAACATTTGCATTAGGTACTTCTGGCAATGTAAATGGGAATACAGGAAATTATGTGGCCTATGCCTTTAGTGAAAAGACAGGCCTTAGTAGGTTTGGAAGTTATTCGGGCAATGGATCAACAGATGGACCATGTGTTCATGTAGGTTTTAGGCCAAGATATCTCATCTTCAAGCGAACTGATGCCACTGGTAATTGGGAGGTATATGACACCGCTCGCGATCCACACAACCCTTATGGTTTGAATTTAGTCGTCAACACTAATGCTGTAGAAAGTGATGCTGTTGCTGCAGGTTATCCAGCAGACATCCTCTCAACTGGGTTTAAAGTGCGTCATACAGGTGCCGCTGTGAATGCGAATGGCGGACATTATGTATATATCGCGTTTTCAGAATTCCCATTTAAGTACACTCGTGCAAGGTGAGCTGTACTAATTAAAAAGCCTCTTCTTTTATCGTCATGCCTTACACACGGAACGGAAACCCCCAACCAGACACAGGATTTACTGTCAATGATGTTGTGTACCCTGCGGGGTGGATTTCTAATGTTGCCAACAGAAGCTTATGGTCGGGGCTTGGAATAGAAGAAGTCGCACCAGAGGTTTCATATGATCGACAATATTATTGGGGATGGAGTTCTGACGGGAAAACACTTATAGACAAGCAATTAGAGGACAAAGAAGCTGTTGATGCGGAAACTGGAGAGAAAATAAAAGATGCTGATGGAAATCAATTAATAGAGAAAGGGCTAAAGACTTATAAAAAGGCTCAACAAGACGAGACAGCCAAGGGGCTACTTTCAAGTTCTGATTGGATGGTAATTAGAGCATCAGAAACTGATGGGAAAGCTATTTCTAGTGAATGGTTGACGTATAGACAGCAAGTAAGAGTTAAGTGCAATGAAAGACAAGCAAAAATCGACGAAGCGACAACTACAACGAAATTAAAAGAACTAGTCGAGGCTCCAAGTCAAATAGAAGAAGACAAAGACGGGGTTCCCACTGGCAAAATGATCACAAATCCAAATCCCCACTTGCCAGATTGGCCTACTGCTCCTGCTGCCTAAAAACAGTTAATATTTAACGGTTATTTTTCTCTGGTGAGGAGAACATGAAAGCACTTCTAGTAGCTTCTGCTGCGTTGGTTTCTGGTTCGGCTGCCGTAGCGGGGCCCTATATTAACGTAGAAGGAAACAGTGGATTCTACGGTTCAGATTATGTTGGGAGCACTATAAACGCTGCCATAGGTTACAAGACAAACATTGGCGACAGAGCTGGTGTTTATGCACAAGTAGGACCAACTTTCGTCAATCCCGATGATGGTGAGGACGGCACCACTCAATTAGGTGGCAAGATCGGTGGTGATGTCGATCTTTCTGAGAAGATCAACGTTTATGCAGAGGGAGAAATCCTGACCGCTGAGGTTGGTGATAACTCTTACAACTTGAAGACAGGTCTAACCTGGAACTTCTAGGTAAAGTTATGAGTGGGTAGCGACAACTATCCACTCCTCACACAAACAAAAGCCCGCTATTCTGGTCATCGGATGGCGGGTTTTTTCATGCAAAAAGTTTTTAATGCTTTAAGTGCTATTTCATTTGTTCTTGTTCTTGGAATAGGTGCAGGAGGGATCCTTTCTTATCGTTGGGCCACTAATCCAAAGACCCATGAAAAGATCAAGACTGAAATTATCAAATCCATCACTAAATCAGTCAAAATGCCATCAATGACAGGTGGTGCTGTTGGGAAGTCAACTACCCCTTCTTTCGGTAAATAATCATGGGATTCATGACACCACCTAACAGAGTTAGCTGTTGGAATTACAAAATTGCTTCAGTAGATCGGATTATCGATGGGGATACCATTGATATCACCATTAACTTAGGGTTTGATCTAAGTATTAAACAAAGAGTGAGGGTTGCTGGTGTTGATACCCCCGAGAAAAGAACGTCAGACCATGAGGTTGAAAAGCCTCTCGGAATCGATGCAACCAACTGGCTCACCAATAAGTTACGAGATGCCGCAGCAAAAGGGCGTGGGCTTATGGTTCGTACTGAGCTTGGCGATTCTGCTACTGGTAAGTATGGTCGTCTTTTAGGTTGGCTCTATGTGGGTGACGATGTTGTCTCTTTAAATGAGCAGATGATTGCCGAGGGTTACGCATGGCCTTATGACGGAGGGGCAAAGAACAAAAACTTTGAAGAATTAAAAGCGATACGGAGGTCAAAGGGAACATTAGTAGAACCAAATGAGCCTAAAAAGCAGTTAATGAAAGTAACTGACTTCATTCCTTGACAGAGATAAAGGAACCCAAAGTTCCCGAAGTTAGGGAGATCCCTTCCCCGATCATCATTGAACCTCCTGTCGCGATTGGGCCTCCTTTGGGATTCCCGATTATCGATATGCCATGTGCATTAACAAGAGATACTCCAACATCTGGAACGGCAAATTACGATTTAGATCCTGATGGGAATGTCGTCTTATGCGACGGGGGTGCTCCTGCCTTTCTAGCCCCTGATATAACTCCAGGAATCAAAGTCGTTCCTCAGCCTTTAAAAATCTCGGACTATGTAGAACCCGCGAAGACGAAAACACAACTTCCTAAACAGGAAGAATTTTCATTAGAGCAGAATTTAAACCTTCAACTTCCATGCCCTGCTCCTGATGATATTCCGATAGGAGCTAAGGGGAAATATCAATTCAAAGTGGTTGAATCTTATCGACGGAATGAAGTTGGAGAATGTGTAGCTGTCTGGAGAAATCTTCCTGTTCCAGAAGTCGTCAATAATTACATACCCCCACCGACTCAAGTGCTCACGGTTGGAGCGACAACATTCCTTTCGGCGACATTAGTTCTGACTGCTCGGCCAGCATCTCAACTCTTGATGAAGATAGTCAAACCTGTAGTCAAGAAGGTATCAAAGAAGGTTTTAAAAAAGAAAGAGAAGCCTCTGTCCTATCGAGAGAAGGTAGCTGCTCAAAGAGAGAGGAACAGAGCTATTCGCCTTTGGACTTCTCTAAAGAAATAGGGTGTCTGTGGTTGGGCAAAACACCTGGAGCGTTGACTAATTCGACGTCCTCGCAGAGGTTATAGAAACGGCTGTTCGCTTTAAAACGTACTCCGAGTTTCATTTGTTCTGCACATATTTTCATACGTCCTAATTCATAAGAAAGTCGTTTATCTTGCAAGGAAGCTTCCCATATATTCGCTTGAGCTTCAGCACTTCTAAGACATAAGCGCCTTGCTCTTCTGTCTAGTGGGATATTCCAACTCAGAGAGATGCCAGGACTTATCGCGAAGTTTTCTTTTTGTCCAGTTCTTACTGGCTTCATGAAAAGAACTTTACCTGGCTCGTCTACTTCTCCATCTCCAATGTCATTCCCGTCATCATCAAAAGCTCCTTTTACATCTAAAGTTGAATATTGTGGTTCCATATAGTACAGCTCATGTGGTCTAGTAAATGACACATTAGAGCTTAAAAAAGGCTGTATTGATAATACCCCACCTTGACAAACTATACCTCCTCCGAATTGTTGAGTTGGCATCCGCCCCGTGAGATTTTGTACCGCGAAATTCGTGACTGACCCACTGGAATTTGCAACAGGATTAGAAGTAGCATTAATGTTATTAGCGTAAGCATTAGAGCAAGAGAGTGTTAGCGCAAACGCTAGATATCTTATTCTAATCATTGAGTGAACACTGAGGTGCTCTCAGTCACAGACTGTATTTCTACTGTTCTATTTATATCCACTACTGACGTTAAACCTGGACCCATATAAGATTCTTGGAAATTAGTAGCCGCCCCAGCTGTATGCTGTTGCCATACTGGTTTACTTTGAAGTGTTATCCCTGTCCAAGAAGAAGAAACACCATTAATTGTTTGTGTCCCTACTTGTTGAGCGCCAGGGCTGATTGCGTCTGCACCTGATTTAATATTTGTTCCTCCTACCGTGTAGGTATAGCCAGTTGAATACGAATAAGTTTTGATGATTTCATTTGTTTTCTGGGTCGATTCAGTTCGACTACTGGTTGATCCCGCAGAGAAATTTGGGACCACTGGAACACTTAGGGCTGGTAAATTAGCCCCGCTAAGTATTAAAAATAACGCTAAAAAGCGTTTCATCTAGGATGATTTGGATGATTATTTCTATGGATGAAACTATATCCCATGATGAGAATAATCATCACTGAAGTAAAGGCTGCCATGAAGCAGATCGCAATAGCCGTCCCCATTCTTACCTTCCTATTGATAATTCACTAGAGATACTTCCTATGATGGAAGTGCCCGCCCCACCGGGAGTCAGCGTCACAGTCCCGCCGCTAACCGAAGTGATCGTGGCTGCTAAGTCTCCAGCTACTCCTCCTGAATATGTTGTGGCATTTCCAAAAGCAGGAAGCGAAGCAACTACACCAGAGGCAACAGTTGAACCGCTACCCATTGCAGCTACTACATCTCCTTGAAGCATCGTCTCAGTGAAGGACGTTGATGTTCCTGCAGTTGTTTGGGCGTAAGTCCCGGCAGTCCCCCAAGTAGCAGCCGCAGTTGCAGATGCTGGAGCGGTCAGCCTTCCCATCGCTGTAGCTGTAACACCTGTTGAACTCATGGAGTAAGAGCTGCCTACGCGATTTGAAATTGAATAGGCACCATCAACAGTTGCTTGAGAACTGGCCACAATCTTGTGTGAAATTCCGCCTGCATTGACGGGAGCTGCAATTAATAACAGCAAAGGTAGTAATCGTTTCATGCTTCCTCTGTAGGGGGCTGAGTTGCTGGAACGACTTCAGCACCTTCGATCTTAAGGGGAGTTTGGACACGGATGATTTGTTCTCCACCTGATCGGTTATTGGCAGCGATCATCTGCTCCATTTCTTCTTTTGTGATTCCATTTTTGCCTTTATCTTTAGCTGCCTGGACGCCGAAGGTCGTGAGGGTAGATGTAAACACCGAAGCAATGAAGGTTGGATCGAAGGTCTGTTTAGGGAATCCAGGTACATCTATGTACGCCAACGTCAGGCAGAATCCGCTCCAAATAACAATTCCTAGCCGCACTGCAACACCAATGATTTGGATCTGTTCTTCTTTATCAGGAGTGATGTCTTGAAGTTTGCCCATGATGCCTTTTTTCTTTTTCTTGTTGTCCTTTTCGGGGTCCACAGGAAGAGTGACTTCAGGCATGATGTAATGAGAAACGCTCCAACATTAAATGAATGAATTGTGGGCCGCAATTATTGGTGCTACGGCTTCAGCCTTCTTGATGGCGATTGCGAACATCAGCAATCGTCGAGAGAGAGATATAAGAGAAATTTTTAGGAGGTTGAATCAAATAGAGAAGGATCTCGCTAAGACTCAAAATGGGCGTAGGCTGAGAGGACTATGACTTAATCCAATGGATTTCCTTGGACAAGCTTGGTTCTGGATTCTTGTCGCTGCTGCTAGCGAAATTATTTCATTGAATCCAAAATTAAAATCTAATGGCGTAATTCAACTTCTTCAGGCAGCATTAGAAGACCTTAAAAAGAAAAAAGGAAAATGACTGGCTACAAAACAGAATGGCTAGAAGAAGATCGTAAGCGTGTAATGAGGATGGATCAGTTATATATTGAGGATGGTCGTCATCGTCCAGAGCATCCGAAGCATGGGCTCTATACGGGACTGCACCAGGAAATTTTGATTTATGAAAAATGGAAAAAGCAAAAGGGAGAGTAACCTTCCCTCTTCATCTACGTGATTTTTTCGAGTATTACGATTCTGGTGACCCTTATCATAATGCCGCTGTAAGTAGACTTCATGATGAGTTGCCTACAGAGCTATTAACGAGCACAGCGGAATGGTTTCACATCTGGAGCCAGGGAGGGAGGAGGTGAACTTCAAAGATTGGCTTAATGTCAAGTTCACCGACGAAGAAACCCTTGCTATCGAAAGGGAGACACGCGAATTAGAGACGCATGAAAACTCAGAACACGTCCTTGAAACTTGTGTAGCACTACTTAAGCAATCTCGTTACCAGGCAAAACTTCTGGAACGTGCTGTAAACAGAATTGGTTACCTAGAAATGGAGTTGGAGAATGTTACGGGTAAGGGACGTAATCGGCTTTAGCTCCTTTCCATTTTATTTTGTCTCCGTCAACAACAATTTCTGGGTACTGGATCGTGTACCAACGATGACCGCAGTTCTCGCAGTTTCTCCTTCTTATTACTAGATTTTCTCGAGCTCTGGATGTAGAAACCACTCTACCTGCCAACCCACTGCACTTAGGGCATTTCTGCGCTTGCCTCATTTTCATTAATCTGTTGAGATGTTCTTCCTTGAACACGCCGTAGAACCGATTCACGCCACTGCGCTTCATCTTTTGCTTCGGCTACCCTGTACTCAGATTCCTGAACAGAGCGTTCCAGTTCCTTATATACAGCATTACGTATCCATGCTGTTGCTCGAATACCTTCCTTATTAGCAAGTTGCATAACTAGTTTTGCTCTATGAGGATCGAGGAGGATCTGTAAATAAGTCTTGTTTCCGTGTCTTAAGGCCATTTAAGAAAGCGCAATTGTACTACTCTACCACCAGGCAGGAAGATCAGCATCTTTTTTCCAAGCATTCCGTTGTGCGTCACGGGATATTCTGCGTTGCTTCTTAGAACCTGCCCTTACTTCTCTGGCGCCTTTAAGAAAGTCAGCTGCTCTGTGGAGGTCACCTGTCATGGCCATCTGTATTTCCTCCTTTAGCCTCTCCATCACTATTTGCCTCCCGCTCTTTGTTGTATGCGACATCCATTACGTCTGGGAGACTGCTGTAATAGCCTAGCTCTGTTTCGTCCTGGCGAATAGTCCAGCCGTGGTCCGTTGCGTAGACAGCGATCAATGAACTTCCCTCCAGGTTTTTCCAGTAGATACATCGGCTAGGGAGGGTATGTCACCCAACCACTTGGCTTCCGCTTCTTCCATTACATCTTTTAGTACCTTTCCCCACTTATCTTCTGTTCCCTCGCGAACAAGTAACAGAATTTCGTCATGAACGGCAGCAGCTATCCGCGCATTTTCTTCGCCAGCTTCTTTCACGTGTTTCCACAGGCTACCTAGGGCACATTTAAGAATTGCAGCACCCGCACCTTGTATAGGTGTGTTACATCTCACAGTAAGACGATTTAGATCGCCCTTTAAAAAGCGTCTCATTTCAGACCCTGGAACGCGGACTTCAGCCCATTCATCTGACTCTGTTTCACTTGCCTTTAGAGAGTTGTCTTGCTGCCATTTAGCTATTCCTTTAAAAGTAAGTAACCAGTTATGACGTATTTCAGCCGCCTTTTCTTCAGTCATTGTTATTCCACTGGCTCCTGCATAATTTCGAAGTCCCTTTGCACCGGATCCGTATAGCAGTCCAAAATTTGCTGACTTTGCTATCTGCCTTTCACATCCAATAGCTTCAGCGGTAACAGTATGTAGATCTTCTTCCGCTTTAAAGGCTTCTATCATCTTTTCATCATTGGCTAAACAAGCTGCAAGCCTTAGTTCCATTTGACTGAAATCCGCATCAACTAATACCCAGCCATCTGGCGCTTCAACACATCTTCTGAAAGTGTCGTCTCTAGGAATTTGCTGGTTATTAGGCTTAATGCAACTCATTCGACCTGTGTCCGCGCCTAATTGCATATAGGACGCCCTAACAAAACCGTCAGAATCCATTTTTTCTTCTATAGAGGTAATCATTTGTCTCCTCTTTTCCTTCTTCTTCCAAGTTAGGTACGTTTGGACTACCTCATGGTCAGCAGCGAATCCCCTTAATGCTTGCCTTGAGGCGCTGGGCTTTCCGTCAGCTCCCCTAGGAGTGAAGCCCAGCACTGTCTCAAATTTGTCCAAAAGTTGCTTTGGACTATTGAGATTGAACCCCCTGTACTTTTTAGTACCGAGACGAATAGAGCCTTGATCTTTTGCTCGCAAATTAAACGAACCGTCATCATCTCTAGGCAATTTCTTTTCAAAGGGAAGTGCCCTGTCAAGTTCCCGAAGAAAGTCCTTACCTAACTCTTTAACGTCGTGCTCGTAGTCTTTTTTGCATTGTTGGAGAGAATCCTTGTTCCAAGGCAGTCCCGTTCTCCACATTTGAGCCATTGCTGGTAGTGCTCTACATTCCAGTGCATATGCAGAAGTAAGACGCGCAATAGCCAGCTTTCTTTCCAGTAAGGAATCAAGCTCGAGCACAGCAACAACATCTTTGGCTGCATATTCGAGCTGATCTTCACTTAGTTCAGGTGTACTCCAGTCAGATCTCTGCTGTTCCTTCGGTAGTTCCGTCCTTAAATGACGTGTTGTAAGAGCATCTAAACCATGTTTGACGTTAGGAATACCATTGGTTAATAATCTGCTGGCAAGCATTGTGCAGCCAATCTTTCCACGGGGGTAAATACCATGTTCTTGTAACCAACCAAGATCAAATACTGCATTATGAGCTATCCAAAAACGTTCACCATTATTGAAGAAATGGTTTAAATGTAGCCATCCATTATCATCTAAATCAAAACAATCAATAACTACTATGGTTCTATTTACTAAGCAACCCAATTGAATAAGACGTAACTTACTTTTTTCAGGTTGTAATTGCAGGGTTTCAGTATCAAAGCCTATAGAGATTGATGTACCTAAACGGTACAGTTCTTTGATACCGAAAAAGGTGCGATAAGTTTGGAATTCAATCATTTGTCCTTACCTATGTAAAGGGCGCCTGTAGGTCCATAAACACTTTCGAGTTGAGGCCAGTATTTAAATATGAGAGCTTTGTTGTCTGCATCAGCGATTAGAGCTGCTTTTGCTATCTGCCTGATAAAACCACCGCCGTATTGAATAGCAGTTTGGAGCGTCCAATATGTTTCTGTTTGATTCATTGGTAACCCTCTTCGTAGGCTTCCAATTCCGTGTCAATAAGGCAAATTACATCGTCTAAAACTTCAGAAGTACTTACAGTTAGTTGTTTATATTGATCCTGGCGACGGGCCTCTCTTTTCTGTACAGACCGTAAATCTTTAAGCACGGTGTACAGCGATGCATATTCATTAGTAGTCATAAGGCAGACAGGCGATGTTGAGCACGTTTAGTTGGGGAAGTATGTCCTTCCCAGGTGACTAGGTAGTGGTAGTGTTCATGCCCGCGAGAGTTCTTTTCTTTAAAGACTTCGTTCACGACACCTTTTCTAGGGGGAAAGTTATCCCCCTTAATACCAAAAGCTCCAGCTTCTTTTACGAAGTCACCGATGGCGAATTTTTGGCCAATACGACTCATAATCCTTTCTCCCAAAAGTGATATTCAGCCATAGCGAGGGCTGCTTTTTGTTGTGCCGTAACAGTTTTGGCACGTAAGTTCTCTATTTCAGTTTCTTTTGCGTGGTAATTTCTCACAAAGGCTTCTGCCTCTTCAAGAAACTGTTCATAGAGATCCTCAAATACTTCATCATTCATTAGAAATCCTCCTCAAATCCGATAGGTGGTGTTACTTCCCAATGTGCCCAGGGAGCCATTTTTTCAATGTCTTCCTTAGTGGGTTCATTAACCCCTGGAACGATGGGCTCGTCCCAAAGGAGCGTTGTTGTGCAATGCGCTGGTCCCCATTCTTCTGGATCTAAGAGAGTTTGAGGACTTAATAAGATGCAGTCTTCGACGATTGCCTGAACTTCTACGAGATCAGAACCTCTTTCGTACGAGAAGGCAACGATTTTTTCAATGTTGGTCATGGGTGGACCTCCTTGTTTGTGGACTTTAATAGTGTAGTACTTTAACCGCGTGTTGTCAACATACCGAGCTTAGGAAGCTGCGCTATGTCTATTCGAGTAAATATAAGTACGTCCACTCCTAGCTCGAGGGCCGCATAGACCTCAAAGTCCAACTCCATAAGACCTTCAGCCTCTATGGAGTAACTAACTTGCTCTACGGCCAAGGGCTTACCATCTTCGTGGTAAGTCGTGTACCGCACGAGTGCGGCTGGGCCCTCCTTTAAAGGGCACTCATAAACAGCCATCTGAGGCGTTACTTTGTGCGGTTCCTTCGAGGGTTTAGACATACTTGGTTTCTTGGGAAGGGTATATACAGGTGGTTCGTAACCAAAAATAATGCGATGTAGTCGTTTCCAGAGTGGCATAAGCGTTTTTTATCAAAATGTTACTGTAGTATAGTACATCAATCCCATTTCGTCCAGGCATCATTTTTTAGTTTTTGTAATTCTTCAGGTGTTCTCTGTTCCCTCGCGGGGGAATATTTTAAATTTGTCCCCTCAACAGCACTTACCGCTCCAGCACTGGGTTTTTTGGGGGGACAAGTAGGGGGGACATCTTCCTTTTCGGTGTCTTTTGTCCCCCCAGGTAGATCAGCTTGCTTTGAGGGGGGACATGTTGTATTTGTCCCCCCTGTTTGTCCCTGGGTAGATCCATTGGTATCACTACTAACTGCCGTAGGGGGGACAACATTGTCAACCTCTCCACGCGCGAGGACTGCTTTATATATCTTTTCTGTTGAAGTAGTTGGTCGTTCGAATCCCAAAACTTCAGCAGCACTCGTACTCACTATTACTTTTTTATTCTCTAGACGCTGAAGAGCCTTTTTAATCGCAACTACACTTCCACCAACTGTGGGATCTGCATTTAGCTGAGCCCTGGAGAGTGTCCCTGGATAGGCAACTCTTAGCCGTCTAAGAACGCGACCAATAACTTTTGTGGGTGCCGTATCTGTGTCATCAATTTCTGGAGTGAAATCACTAATACTGAAACTCAGGTCATCCTCCATTCGCATAAGCAGAGATTTTCCTCGATTACCACTTCTGGATTTTTCGAGCGTTATGACCCTGGATTGCTTACCTATTTTTTCTACCTGTTGTTCTGATGGCATTTTCAGAGACCACATTTCGTCTACCGCATCACGGATTGAGCTGGTGCCACGGAAGCTACCCGTCTTATTCGCATGGTGAATTATCAGAATTGTTGTGGCTGGAAACAAACCACCATTATTCCGTGTCAGCCAATAGAGAGGAGTTGAAAAATCCGACTTATTTTCATCAAAAGCTCTCCCTCCACTACACCCAATCAGAGAGTCAATAACAACAAGTTTTGGCTGTATCTGATTCATTATTCTTATGAATTGGGCGTAATGCTGTAAGGACCAATCTGTCTGAATATGAGTGTTTCCGGTGATGGGAAAGTCAACTTCCTCTAGTTGCTCTTTTAGTTGGATTAGTGGTTGGTCCCCGTTTAAAAGAAGAACAGGGCCTTTTTCTACTGGTACGAGTTTTCCTCTTACAACAAAAGGTTGTCCAGCAGCTATGTGTTTTGCAATTGCCCAAGCACTCATGGACTTACCGTCTCCACCTGCGCCGTAAACAAGAACGACTGATGGGGTAGGAAGTACGTCAGGTATCAGGTAATCCCTCTTACCTTCCATCTTCATAAGGTCTTCTATCTTCATTAGACCTTTTGCTTCCTCGTATTGAATTTGGTCAACAACGAGTTTTTCAATAGAAGCCTGTTCTCTATAACCTGCTTTAAGTGCAAGAGCGTTGAGTTTGTAATTAACTTCCGCAGGGTTATCTAATTCAAGTATTTCTTTAGCCTCTTTAATTACCTGTTTGAAGGGGAGAGTCGATGTCCGTACTTCCTGAACCTGACGAGCCTCCGCTCCCTCAAGAATTGCCCTGCTGGACTCTTGAAACCTGGCTCGCTTTGGATCCTCCTGATCTGCTAGCCATATAAGTGTCCCTAAAGCAACTCTTCCTGGCCTAAAAGATTTCCAAGGTTCTTCGCAGGGATTCCCATCAATCCATTCATCTGCATACTCAGGATCCTCACCTGACCAAGCAGACCAAAGCGTTAGACCTATATCTCCAGGTAGAGCAGAGTGAATAGCCATACCGATCTTTATCCAATGTTCGCGGCTTCCAGCTCCCTGGTGCGTAATGACGCTCAAACACTCTTGGATTATTTGAGCAACTTCCTCATCTGTGCGATCAGAAAGATCAAGCGCTTTTCTGTTTTTTATTATTCCTGGCCCATCTCCAGACTTTGCCGCTTTCATCTCAGCGATTAGCCAGTCTGGAGCGGTTGGTATTTTTTCTAGGTCTCCTTCAAAGCCGTAGGTTCCTTCCTCAGAGACCTTTCCACCTGGATAATCGCCATAAATAAGTCCTTGGCGACCCCATAAGAGTTCATAACAACCACCTGTGGCTTCGGATAATCCATGTCCTTGAACTTCTCCCCACATCTCTTCAGGGATTCGAAAGACATACTTTGCAGCGTTGTGTTTTGTGCTGGTTATGACTGGAGCGCCGTTTAAGGAGTCACCCCATTTCTTTTTTAGAGCAGAGAGATTTCTATCGCAGTCAAGAATGACTACTCCATTTCCTCTAATACCTGTAAAGAGACCGACGGCGCCGAGAGAAGAGTTTTTATCTAATGCGTAAGCAACATCGGCGGGGCTGAATTTTCTTTTGAAGGCTTCTTCGAGAGGATTTTTTCCCGTTGCTTCTCTTCCAGAGAGCATCCTGGCTCCCTTTTTGTATATGGGCGCGTATACCAGATTTTCAGGCAGATTTTTGACAAATTGAAGCAGATCCATGTGCTACTATTCCTTTGGGTAATCGGGTTCTTTTTAGCCCTCAAGGCTCTTCCTGCCTTGGGGGTTTTTTCATTGTACACCGTTGACAGGGTTCTGTCACAATGCTACATTAATTAGGCACAGAGCAAAACGCTCATCGCTTAACCGACTATGCCTTTTTTATCAGAGAAAGCTTCATCTGCTGTTGCAACAGGATCAGGTGGAGGTTATTTAAATCCGTCCAAGATCCAAGCGGGTACATCTGTACGCTTTGCTCTTCTTGACGACAACCCCATTGAATTTCATGAAGTATGGGGCGAAACAGCAGATGGTTCAGTAAAACCTTTCCGTTTTACTGAGGAACCTACTCCTGAAGATATAGATGCAGAATTTGGCCCTGATTACAGCCGTCGCCTAAACCGTGATGGAAGCGCACCAGAAAAGCCAAAATTTGCTACTGCTGTTCCTGTTTATAACCATGACACGAATGCAGTTCAGGTTTTACAGATTAGTCAGAAGTCTATTAACCGCGAACTGGATTCCATTAGTCAAATGGAAGACTATTCAAATTTACTTGAGTGGGATTTTGTTTTAGGAAAAGAGGGTAGTGGTTTGAATACGGAATACAGTCTTAGAGCTGTCCCCAGGAAAAAAGGTTCTGACCCGAGCATCCAAGAAGCTTGGGAAGAGGTTCAATCTGGTGGTTTTGATATCACCCGTTTGCTTACAGGTGGAAACCCCTTTAAAGAGGGCTAAACTTAGCTGGGCATAAACACAAATTTAGCCAGGGGTTAAATCCTGGCTTTTTTATTATTATGACGACCACTGAAAAGATAAAAGTCGCTGAAACACGAATAAAAGAGCTCGAGCTCTTGATTAAGTACTGGAAGAAACAACTTAAAAGTAGTTAAAAGTAAATACTTTTGGTGAAGTTTTATTAAAAAGGTGCCGCAAAGGTATGCAAGATGCTCCCTACTACTTTAGCCCCATCTAACATTTGTACTACTTACATATAGAGGCCGTGTCTCTACTTGATACCGTGTATCAATCCCTTAGAGAAAGGGACGACATTCCAGAAGAATTAAAATCGCAGGCAGGGAAGATTTTTACTGCGCTTTACAGGGAACAAACTGCTGGAGCGGAGCCCTTTAAAAGGCACGCAGAAACACCGACCTACTACGGAACCAAATCCATACTGGAAAACATCTATACCGAGGGCTTTATCAATAAAAATAAGGACTATGTATTGAAAAAACTCTCCAAGTAGGTATATTCATAGTGGGAAGCTATGTCTAAATGCCTACTAATGGAACGTTTAATACCCAGAACGCACTGGCAGGACTAAGAAAATGGAAACTGGAGCGTGATGATTCCCAGACTATTTTTCCTCATAGGATTTATAAGGATGAAGTAGGCAACATTTATCATTCAGTTACCCATATCCTTAAGGAGACTGCACCTGAATGGCAAAAAGATGCACTTGAAAGATGGCTTACTAGACCCAGTTCTGGCCTGGAGCGTGATATTGCCTGTCAGCGAGGGCACCTCACCCATTCCCACGCTGAATATTTACTTAAAACGGCTGCAAAACTGGCGAGAAACTCGGCGAATAGAAAAGGAATTTGGAGAACGGGTAACGATGGACTGGAGCGCTGCCCATCAAAAGTTACAGCGTGGGCCCTGGAGAAAGCAGCCCAAAGTGCACCGCGTGTCAGCTGGTCAGCGTCGGGTTATGCACGAGGGATTAGGTCTTGGATCCTGGAGCGAGTAAGTGCGATACACGCCATTGAATTCTCAATCTACGCAGATGGATTTGCTGGAACGGCTGACGCTTTATTGGATGTTAATGGTGTGGGTCCGTTCATCGTTGACTGGAAAACAAGCGCCAACGCAAGGTCAGAAGAATTGCTGCAATCGTACATCGACCAAATTGGAGCGTATTCTGTGGGGCTCACCCGACTAACAGGTATAAAGGTAAAGGGTGGGGCGGTTGTAGTTGCTCGCAGAAGTGGAGCCCCCCAAGTAAGGGAACTAACAGAGCTCGAGGTAAGAGGTGCTGAAGTCAGATTCCTGGAACGTTTAGATTGTTATATGGCGCAAACGTCTTTAGGGGTTAATTGCTGACAAAGCTTTTTTGTGGTGTCTATCCCATCTACCCGGGACGATCTCACCACCTCCGAATATTTGACAACCATCATTACCAGGGAGTGAACGAGAACCCCAAGAGTTCATTCTGATATCTCTTCCATATCTAGAACGAGCATTTCCCATTGCTTCAAACAAACTCATGGCAATGGTTTGACAGTGGAAAGTTTTATACCCTGGGACGTTTTGATCAACGAGGCAGAGTGTCACCAAGCGGGGTTTATCAAAAGCCAACCTTCTTGGTTCTTCCTGAATGTTTTCTGGTGCGGTACTCATAATCAAACCCTCTTTAGTTTTGTAGCTGCATTAACCAACAGCATGGCAATTCTTTCTTGAGATTCAAGATCTTCAACAGCAATTGCACGATCTAGTAAATCTGTAAGGGTATTTATGGCAATATCCCCTATTCTTTTTTGATCGTTTGTTGTGGGGATAATTTCATTAATCCATCTATAAGCAGTAGAGCCTGGGACGTTTTCAGTTTCCAGGTAATCCTTGATGAATTTTCTAGAGTGACCATCTTTTGCTAGGTCTTGAATAGCTGCTTGAGCTTCGTCTTTTCCCATGTTGGTGGTGGGTAAACTACTCTATTACAATAACATATGTAATACAGTATGCGAGAAATTCTCAGTTTTCTCAGGTCTTCAAAAAGCAGATCCCCTGCACTGGAACGATTTTCAAAGTATTACAAAAAATTTCTCAGAGTTTTGGGATTCTCAGGGTTGACATTCTATCCTTATAGTGTGCTATATTATAGGAGTCCTTTAGTTCACCCAAAACTATGGCAAGACCCAAAAAACAGGAATCTAAACCTGACAATGTTCATGACTGGATCGACCAATGGCCTGGCGTTGAAGAGCTGCGGCAACGTCGTGATGAAGCAGACTCTGCTGAAGAGGATGCCAAAAGGAAATGCAAAGGCGCAACCTATGCAATTAAAAATTTAATGGTGGGCGTAGACGCTTTGAGGGAAAAGGTTTACGAAACTGAAGCTGTCTGGGGCGCTGAGGATGACTCATCAGATAGCGATTACAGAAAGGTTACTGGTGATTATTTGGAGTGTTGGCGAGCTGTCCACCAGGCCAATGCAGATAATTTGCATAACCAAGCCATTGAAAAGTGCCTCGAGGTTGTCAAACTAAAGAAGGACTGGGACGAAAAGCAATTGACATCTTCGAATATTGTGAATGAGTTGATCGCTTTAAGACAAACAGCACGTGAAGCATGGGACAAAGAACAGGAGGGAAACAAATGAATTTGCCTTTAAATGAGCAAGAGGCTTTTTTCCTTTTGGTTGCTCTTAATCGAACACGCCGAGAACATGAAGGCACGAAGTACGGCGAAAGGCTGGAGCGCTTGAGTGATTCTCTAATAAAGAAAATGATCAAGTTTTGATATTGTGCTATAGTAACAAAGTCCTTTACTTTCGTCACCCATGCGAAAAATTGAACTAGAAATGCTTGGAGCGATTCAAGCTCACAAAAATTGGCAGAGTGGAAACACGAGCGTTTCTGTTTCTGGCTCTGAAAGCCTTGATATTTGCGTAAGGCTTCACGGAAATTTAATTGCTCAGATTTGGCCCAATCATGGAATTTTACATATCAAAGATGCTGGTTGGCAGACAGCCACGACGAAAAGTCGATTAAATGCGATTTTAAATTGTTTTGGGCATCCCTCTATCTACCAAAAACAATTCAAATGGTTTTTAAAAGACAAAGCCTTTCCGGGCTGGGCTAAACTACCTATATAAAGTATTATTACAATGTAGTACTTTATAAGGTTTATTATGTACTACAATACAGGAGTAGTTTTTAATCTCACCACCAATGAGAAAACTCGCTGACTTTGCACTCTTTCGTGACAAGTCCCCTGAACAAGTTCAAGCAATTCTCGAAGAGCTCGAGCGTATTAAGAGAGTTTCAGAATGCAAGACCTATCAGTTCAAAAAATCTGAGAGGTTTGACAGATGAGCACTCTTATTAAGTTCAATTCCAGAAATGACACTTACGGGAACCCGAGACGCCTCTGGGCTGAATTAGATTCAGATACAGGCGCATTACTTGCTGTTTATCCCGAAGGGTATCTAGGATTTAACGCTGTACCCTCTCACCTTCGAGAAAAGGCTAAGCGTTGTTATTCAGTTCAAATCACTGTTAATTCTTACGAGTCGATAAAAAGACACGGAAGATCTAAAGAAGGGGCATAAGCCCCTTTTTCTTTTATTATGTTATGCAAGATCCGTGATCAATTAGTCCGTGACTGATTCAGCCATTCAACTAGGTCAAACTAGTCAGCCTTCTATAAGCAAACCTAATGCAAGACCCCGGGGTGATAAGCGGGCAGATATGGTCATTGAGGCTAGACAACGTCGCTTATATCGTCACCAGTTGGAGGGATTGACCGCACGCCAATTAGTTTACGAACACGCAGCTCGTGAAAGTGTGTCTATAAGTACCGCTTGGCGTGACTGGAAAGTCATTAACGCTTGGAATGAGGAAGATTGGGCCCGCGATCGCGAAAATATGCTTTCACGACTGCAACAAATGCGTTCCAAACTCTTTCATCAGGCTTTAAAGAAGGGACAACTACAGACAGCTGCTCAAGTTTTAGATTCCCTGGGACGGGTTATTGGTGAGGCTGCGCCTGAACAAATTGCTGTTAGTGCTCCGAATCTTCAGATACAGATTGAGAGCAAAGACTCTTAAAAATCCCGTGATAGCCCCGTAATAAGTCATATCCTGACTGGATTGTTTTTTGGATAAGTTTTGAATAAACAAATTTTCTTGTGGAAAAAATTGTGGAAATGTGGAAATTGTGGAAAACTATTGGTATGTACATATGTACTATAGTACACTAGTATCATAGTACAAACGTATTGAGTACTAATACTCAAAGTAGGTATTTGTACCTATACTTATGTTTTGGTTTCCTGACACAATTGTTACAGTATGTTAAGATATTGGTAACATAGTACGCATGTACTACTCTACTGTGCTATACTATAGGTACGCAGGTCACCCATGCCTGCACCGCACCTAGACAATGATCACCGCAAAGAACCGCAAGGCCGAAATCCTGGCAGCCTATGAGGAACTCCTAGCCGAGAACCTCCTGCTCAAAGAGCAGCTCGAGAAGGGCCGCACAGAATTGACCATGCGTGACTACGCGCAGGACGTGAAGCGCAGGACCGAAACGCACCAGGTTGAATTCAATCTATTCGTTGAGGACTGCGGGAAGGCTGCCAACTGGGTTGCCTCCCAATGCAAGCGCGTCGAACTGCCTCACTGGGTCTGAGGAAAACGCCCCCGCGCAAGCGGGGGTTTTTTATTGCCTATTTTTCTGGGGGGAGGGTTGGAGATTGCGGGAAGGTATCACTTAACTCCCTGAACCTACTGATAAATCTGTGAACTTTTCTATTCTAGCACACTAAGGGGGAGGGGTTGAGTTAATAATCATCTCTACGAGCTTGGCCTTGGAATAATGGGTCTGTGTACCTGCTAGAGCTTTTAACTTCCTCGAAGGAAGGTCCATCAAAAACCTGCGGTAACCATCCATTGGCTGGGGCGACCTGTAAACAAAGAAGCTTCCAATAAAGTCAAGCATGGGGGAGGGTTGCAGTTAAGGTTATTCTGCTACACATGGCCGTAAAAACAGCAGAGCCCCTAAGTCTTCGGTGGGCACAGGGGGAGGTATTCAAAAATGACAAGCGTTTCAGAGTCCTGGTTGCAGGGCGCCGCTTCGGGAAAAGCTATCTCTCGTGCGTGGAATTATTACGTGGAGCAATAAACCGACCTGGTGAGACCTTTTTCTACTGTGCTCCAACGTATCGGATGGCAAAGGACATTGCCTGGAAAACACTCAAGCAACTAATTCCTCTTGCCTGGGTAAAGAGTAAAAACGAGACCGACCTGAAGGTTGAATTGGTTAATGGTTCCATGATTGAGCTAAAGGGAACCGAAAATGCGATGGCCCTACGTGGCCGAAGTCTTGCCGGAGTCGTTCTTGACGAAGCCGCATTCATGGGATCTGATGTCTGGTTCGAGGTAATCCGACCTGCCTTGGCTGATAAACAGGGATGGGCTTTATTCATTTCGACACCAGACGGAACTGCGAGTTGGTTTTACGACTTGTGGTGTTACGTCCCCGAAGATGAAACTGGTGAGTGGCAACGCTGGAGTTACACAACAATCGACGGGGGCAACGTCCCAGCAGAAGAAGTCGAAGCAGCTAGAGCTCAACTTGACTCTCGAACTTTCCGTCAAGAATTCGAAGCCAGCTTTGAAAATTTAAGCGGTTTAGTTGCTGTATCTTTTGGCGACGCAAACATTTCGAGCACTGCAAAAGATATTTCCATCATGCCTCTTTTACTGGGGGTAGATTTCAACGTTGATCCCATGTCAGGGATATGCGCCGTGAAAGAGGACGACACTTTGTACGTTTTCGATGAAGTCATGCTTACGGGAGGAGCAACGACCTGGGATTTTGCCGAAGAGGTAACCCGCAGATATGGGGTAGACCGTCGAATAATTGCATGTCCCGACCCCACGGGTGGTGCCCGAAAAACCAGTGGTGTGGGAGTAACTGACCACACAATTTTACGCCGCAGTGGTTTCACCGTGACCAGTCCCAAAGCTCCGTGGAAAATCCGCGACAAAATAACAGCAGTAAACACAGCGCTTTTAGATGCTTCGGGCGTTAGGCGAACACTTATCCATCCCAGATGTAAGGAGTTAATTAAGAGCTTACGCACTCTTACTTATGCTCCGAATACAGGTTTACCCAATAAAAATTTAGGTGTAGATCACGCTTTCGATGCTTTCGGTTACTTATGTCTTCAGCAATTTAATTTGGCCAAGCCAGAAACTCTTGGTCAAACAACACATAGAATTTACTAGTTTTTAGTTAATGAGGGGCTAGACTAAGAACATATTGATTTAGCTGAGCTAGTTATGGCTTTTTATCGAGGGGAGGAAGGGTCCGTAAGATTTAAGAAGGGGACTGGTACTCCAGGAGGTGTTATTAGTACAACGGGCTGGACCATTTCTACAACACGTGAAACCGTAGATTGCACAGCGCAGGGGGCAACTCAACGTCGGTACACTCCTGGCCTCATAACAGCAACAGGCAGTATTGATTTTCTATACACAGCTGCTACAGGGGACACATCAGATTTATATAAAGAGGTAATTGCAGGAGATGGGGAAGATGCTGAATTCGAGCTGTATTTAGGTACTGACAAGAAGATAACCTTCAACGGAATAGTCACAAGTATGGATACAGGTACAACTATTGGGGACATGACAAGTGTTAGTTGTTCTTTCCAAGCATCTATGAGTGATCCCAATACAGCCGCTACTGGTATTCAAATTACTGAATAGGGGCTCTTGTTAATCGATGACTTATGCCGTTCCAGGTAAAATCCGAACCCATCAAGTCAGTACAACTTTTCAGGGTGGTGCAGACAGTCCTTTTACTCGAACTAGAGCTGTTCTAGACCAGGTAAAGGCATGGGAAATAATGAAAGCAGTAACGCTTGGGACGGAATATCTGCGTGATAATTCCGAAGCCTTTTTGCCTTTGGAACCGCGTGAAGATTACGAAGCTTACTTATCGAGAGTAAATAGGGCTGTATTCTCTCCCTATACGCAGCGTTTGGTAAGAGCAGCAGCAGGTTTAGTGTTGAGGAAGCCAATTACTGTTGACGGCGATTCATATTGGACGGATATTTTCAATAAGAATGTTGATGGTTGCGGATCAGATTTAGATGAATACGCTCGCCGAAACCTTATATGTTCTCTTACTTACGGGCATAGCCATACCCTGGTGGATTTTCCTGCTCCGACAGGGGCAAGGTCGTTAGCCGAAGAAAGGGCAGAAAATCGTCGTCCTTACTGGATTGATGTTGATCCAACAAACATTTATGGCTGGAGATTAGATAGAGAGGTTAATTATGGAGATTTGATTCAAGTTCGAATTGCAGAGAAAGCCGTTGTACCTGATGGAGAATTTGGAGAAGTTGTTTTCAACCAGGTTCGCGTAATTGAACCTGGAAGATATCGTGTTTATAGACAAAAAGAGAGTGATAAGACTCTTTACGGTACAGAAACAGGTTTTTCAGGAGCATTTACAGCTCCGATAACACCAAAAGATTATGAATTAGTGGATTCTGGTGAATTTAGTTTGGGTGAAGTTCCTCTCGTGACCGTTTACACAAATAAAACGGACACACTGACCAGCAAACCGCCGCTTTTGGACATTGCCTACCTAAATTTGTCCCATTTTCAGCGTCAAGCCGACTTAATTCACAGCCTCCATGTTGCTTCTCAGCCGATGTTGATTCTTGAGGGTTGGGATGATCAGACAAAGGACATGGCCATCAGCGTCAATTATGCAATGGCGACCCAGCCTGGGAATAAGGTCTATTACGTTGAGCCAGCATCAACAGCTTTTGAAGCTCAAGCCGCAGAAATACAAGAATTAGAGAAACAAATGGCATCTTTGGGCATCAGCACCCTTTCCCAACAAAAATTTGTTGCGGAATCAGCTGATGCACGACGCCTAGACCGTGTAGACACAAATTCAATGCTTTCGATGGTGGCGTTAGAGCTAGAGCAAAAGCTCCAAAAATGCTTTAATTTATCTGCGCAATACCTCGGAATGACACCCCCAGAAATTAGAATCAATAAAGATTTCGATATTGATCGTTTAATTGGTCAGGATGTAACTGCATTGACCTCACTATTCGAGCAAGGTGTACTAGGAAGAGATGAGTTCCGTCAGATTCTTGTACAAGGTGAGGTTTTACCTTCCGCTAATGAATTCGACGACTCTGCGGGTTCCTGATATACTACATTTACACGCACTCAGAAAGCGATGCCGACTTCTGGACCAGAAGGCTCTATAGATAAGGTTTTACAACCTGACGGAACATATAAATGGGAAGTTGTTCCTCATCCCAGAGCGGAAGACTTGAATCCTCCCACTAAAAAGACCCCACAAAAGCCGAAAGCGTCTCCGAAGAGCAAGACCTCTTTAGGGGGTTTAACTTCTAAGCAAAAGAAAGAGGTAACAGCACCTCCATCCACATTCGATAACGACATCGCTGAATAACTATGGTTGAAGAAAGAGTCATTCAGTCGGAGTCCGTGACTCCCGCTGAACAGCCAGTGGCTGAAACTGCTCCCCAACAGCCAGCCGCTCCTAATCTTGATGCAATCAAAGCCGAATACGAGCAGCAGATTGCTACTTTAAAAGCGCAAGCTTCCGAAGCCGACGAGAAATTCAAGGGCATAAAAAGTAAACTGGACGACGTATACAAGAAAGCCGATGCCGAAAGGAAGCAAAAGCTGGAAGACCAAGGTCAATGGAAAGACCTCTGGGAAGAAGCCAACAAAACAGCCCAAACCCAAACGGAAGAAATAGGAACTCTTAAAGCTCAACTAGAGGAGTTAAAAAGATCTAACGAGCAAGAAGCAACACGTACTTCGGCTTTAGCAGCCATAAGTAATGCTGGAGCGATAAACGCTGAGCAAGCATTATCTCTTCTTCAGGGGAAACTTAAAAGAAACGCTGAAGGGAAAGTTGTTGTATTAAATGGAGGAGTAGAACAAGAGATAGGGACTTATTTAGCAAATTTAAAGAACCCTGGGTCTGGTTGGGAACACCACTTCAAACCAACTACTGCAGCAGGGATGGGGGCAAAACCAACCCCAACATCAAATGTCGCTCCAGGCTCGGCGAATCCCTGGAAAGAAGGTAGTATAAATATCACAAGGCAAATGGCCCTTGAAGCTACAGAACCTGATCTTGCAGCTGTGCTCAAGAGAGAGGCAAGTAGTTAATTAGTTTCTGTGAAGCTAATACCGAGTCTGTGACTTGGACCCCCGTAAATTAAATCCCGTTTTTTGAAATGGCAGCCCCGTTTCAGAATTATTCCGGCGGTGTCCTTCTCGCGGACATCGTAAAAAGGAATAATTTGTCTCGTTATGTAAGCGAGGCAATTAAAGAGCGCAGTCTCTTCATTAAGAGTGGAGCTGTTGCTCGCAGTCCTTTCCTTGATGCTAAGGAAGGTGGCACACGTATTCAAGTTCCTGAATTCAATCCAGTAGCTCCAACTGAGGAGATCATGGATGGAACAGCAGGCTGGGGTACAAGTACTGCTGGATATCTAACTCCACAAAAGATCGGCACAGCGACTCAGATTGCATCTATTTGCCACAGAGGTTTTGCCTATGCGGTTGATGATGTTGCAGTTTTGGCTGCTGGTGAAGATCCAATGCTTCACATCCGCAATCAACTTGCTGATGCAATCAACAAGCTAAACAGCCAAAGACTTTTCTATCAACTACACGGTCTTTTTGGCACAGCTCTTTCAGGTAACGCGTCTGACTTAGCAAAAGCTGCTGCTTCTGGTGCTGCTGAAGCCAATTATCTAACAGGTGCAAACGTTGCAACAGCACGCGCACTTCTTGGAGAGCGTGGCGATGAGCTAGACACAATCATCGTTCACCCTAACGTTGGTTTCTATCTCTATCAGGTAGGACTATTAACCTTCTCCACATCTTCCTTAACTTCTGGTGGCGCAGTCACCTGGGGTGGTGGCGGTGCTGGCGTTGGTGCTAGAAGCATCGGTCAGTTTGCTGGCCTAGATGTCATCATGGATTCTCAGGTGAACACAGTTCAACCTGGTTCCAGTGGTCACATCAAGGAGTACTACTGCTACTTACTCAAGAAGGGCACAATTCTTGAGGGTGTTCAGCAAGATCTACGGATTGAAGCTGATCGCAACATCTTGTCTAAACAGGATGTTCTCTCAGTTGATTATCACACTGCGTATCACGTCATGGGTACTAAGTGGGGCAACGCTGCTGACAACCCAACCAACTCTGTACTTGGCAACAAGGACAACTGGACTGCGACCTATGACATAGATCTCATTCCAATGGTTCAGCTAACAGTTAATACACCTCTTGATACCTCAACCCTATAAGGGACAATCAAGAAGTAGGCGAAATACACAATTACCCCGCCTTGAGCAAGCGGGGTTTTTTCTTGTAGATATACTGGTAAAGACGCTTGTTAAGTAAAAGTGGCTGCAACAATTTCCGCTACGTTGAAAGGAGAAGCTTCAAATAGTTATGTGACATTGGCTGAGGCCAACGCATATTTTGAAACCGCTCCAGAAGAATCAACTTGGGATGATAAAACTGATGACCAGAAGAATCGAGCTTTAATTTCTGCTTGTCGTTGGATTGATAGTCTTAATTTCTTAGGAGATCGATGTGACAATGATCAAGCATTGAAATGGCCTCGAAATAATTATCACGTTGATAATGTCGAATTAGTTTGTACAGCCATTCCGAAAGATATTAAATACGCGCAATATGAATTAGCAAGAGCCTTAGCAAACGATACTGATGCAATAACTGGAAACAAGGGTACAGATGGAACTTATGAGGAGGTAAAGCTGGGAGACATTGAGGTGAAATACAATACTGATAGTCAAGGAGTTGGAACCATCAACAATGTTTTTGACGTATATCCTTGGCTTCAGTCTTATCTTGGTGCCTATTGCCTCGGTGGTTCTGGTGCTTATCAAGTCCGGTTAGTGAGGGGTTAAATGGCAGCTCTAGACACACTTTTCAAGGATGTAGCCAAGCAGGTTGTTTCGGATCTAGGATCTGCTTTAGACACAAGTGTCACATACACTCGAAAGACTTCTCCGAGTTACAACACTGCTACCGGAGCTGTAACTACAACTGACACGGCATACAACATAAAAGTACCTGTTGAATTTATTCAATCCAGGGAAGACTCAGGTTTTCAAGAGAACACAGCACGCCTGTATGTAACCCCAGACTTAATAGGAAATAGCCAACCACTTTTGCAAGATGAAGTAACTTTAACTTTTTCTGGATCAACTCGTTTTGCAAAGATCCAAGACATCAGGACATATAGAGGTGGTCAAGAGTATCTTTTTCGTATAACTGTAGTTTTCTAATGACGTTAGTTAAGGCCCGTGCTGCATTTGAAACTGCAATAAAAACAGCAGTTAATAATGCTGACGCAACAGTAACGGTTGTTTTTGACAACATGCCATTTACGACTCCTGGTAAAACCAAGAAGTACGTAATGGTGAGCCTGGATTTTGACCAAGCGACATCTCAGCCTCAAGGGGCGGCTGTAGATTATTACAGTGGGTCCATAAGATGTGGGATCATGACTCCTGCGAACAAAGGAAGTGCAGTAGCGTCCGCCATAGCGGAGTCAGTTATAGATGGTCTTATTTCAGTTAATGCATCTGATTATTCAGATACTTATTCAGTAACGCCGAGAGTATCCGAGATTGCAGGTCCAACGTCTGTCAGAAATGATGCAAATAGCCATCACTTAAGTGTAGTCAGTTGCGACTTTACCGCTAATGCCTAAAGACCTATCGGATTTGGTTTACGACATTGAGGAAGCCACAATCCTGGCGCGTAGCAAAGCAGCTGTAAGAATACATACTTCTTTGCAACACGAGGGCCCTTGGTGGACGGGTAGCTTTCAGGAAAGATGGAAAATAGACACCAAACCTATAGCTCCTACAGAGGAGCGTATTGAAGGGGACGGAGGTTTAGGGAGGTTACCTCCGGCCAAACATGTAATGGTTTTTGGGGCACTTAAGCAAGCCTTGTACATTGGAAACGCAGTTGAATATGCAGGTTTTGTCATTAATGAACCAGCGGCGACTATGCCTGGTAAGGACGGCGATCCTGTCACTTATGCTCAGCATGCCGCTGAAGTAAGAGAGAAAGGGGGTGATATAACTCCTCCTTCTAAAGACCCTGATTGGTTTACTATTTATTTAAGTCACGGTAGGGCTCGTTTTTTGATTAATGACTTGAATAAGGGTTTTAAGCGGGCAGGTTTCAAGATTGTTAAGAGCACCAGGGCATAGGTTATAGTACAGCGATAAAGCACAGAACCAATGAGTACTGAACGCGCGATAGACAAACTAAGGAAGGCATTTAATACGGAGACACGAAGTAGCTACACACTAAAAAAGGAGGGAGTAACGATTTTAAAGTTGTACTGGAAACCTCTGACTATCGCAGATAGAGAAGCTATAAACCAGACTTTGAGGGAGTTAAACAAGGAAGGCGACGATGGCAACATGGAGTTTGCTCTTCAGGTAGTTATACAAAAGGCTGAAGATGTATCGGGGACTAAACTATTCAGCAGTGGTGATCGTGTAGCACTTAGACGGGAATTACCGATGAGTGTACTACTAGATGTGATGACGAAAATGCAAGGTATAGCGGAGGAGGCAACGCCGGATGCCGTAAAAAGTCCAGTTGGAGAATGATACACATCTGTATTTACAGTTCTACGTAGGTGAACAGTTAGGAATGACCCTAAAGCAATTACGCGAATCCATGTCCATGGAAGAGCTTTACGCCTGGATCGGATATTTCAATCTTAAGGTTGAGAGACAGCAAAAAGCACAGGAACAAGCAGAGCGACAAGCCCAGCATCGTCGTCTACGCTAAAATTATCTCAATGGTGTAAATTTTACTGTGGCAGACGTATCTGGCGCTCAATATGAGGTAAATATTGCGCTTAACGCAGAACAATTTAAGGCGGATTTAGGTAAATTAGAGAAGGAAGTAAAGAAGTTTAAAACTCAAATAAGACAAGTATCTGATCCCACTGTAAGAAATGAAGCGCAGAAATTACAAGTATCAAAACAACGATGGCGTATTGAACAAAAGATAAGAAGATTAGAGAGAGCGGGTCTTAATGTAGATAGATTTAGGCAAGCACAGACAAAGAAACGTTATTCATTATCACAACTTGCGGACGCGCAGAGAATAGCTTATAAGAAGCAAGACTGGCAGTATGCAAAGTTAATAGCTGGGGAGTTAGATCACGAAGTTACAAAAGCAGTTCACAAGTTAAATCTTCAGAAGCAAACTAATAGGGAAAAGGAGCGAGCTCTCGCGCTTACTTTGAGAACGGCCAGAGCGGGAGCTCTACCTATTGGTGGAAGTGCTCTTGCGGTCGGTAGTCCCCAATGGCTTAAAGCTACTAAGCAAGGTTGGCCAAGTAGTCCCGTGCAAGGGGGTCCAAGCATGGTTGGATCTCCCAAGTGGCTTAAAGCTTCTAAGCAAGGTTGGCCAAGTAGTCCCATACAGGGGACTCCAGGAATGTTTGGGTCTCCTGCGTTTAAGGGTCGTATAGGTATGGGTATATCGGGGGGTTTAACAAGTGCGATGTTCCCCTTATTATTTGGCGGCGGAATTACAGAATCTTTAGGCGGTGGTTTAGGAGGTTTTGCTGGTTCAATGATTGCTGGTCCAATGGGAGGACTAGCTGGAGGTCTTGTAGGGCAACAGTTGGCTGGGAGAATAAAGGGAATATCCGAGGAAGTTGAAAAGTTAAATGAGAGATTGAAACATACAGGTGCTACATCTCTCCACACCAGAAAAAGCGTGGCTTCTTTGGCTGATCAGTTAGGAAGAACTAAGGAAGAAACGGTAGGGCTATTGCAATCCTTGTCTCAGTTTGATTCTGGGGAACAGCGTGAAGCTATAGCGGCTATGTTTGGTGGTAGTTATGAGCAAGTTTCTGCTGCTACAGATATCAGTAGCACTTTGGAACTTATAAATAGTCTCAGAAAGGAGATAGGTAATGAGGCAGCTGCTGAAGCCCTAGAAGTATTACGTACCAAGGGTTATCTTGAAGCTATTGTTGATGTAAATGATACACTAAAGGATCAAAATAGAGAAAGGGCATTAAGCGTAGCTAAGGAGGCTAAGTGGTGGGAGTATTTATTAGTTGCCTCCGCCGCACTGGGCAATCAAAATGTAGATATAAACGATCTTATAGATGAGAGAGTCAAGAAACTGGAGGAACAGTTTAAAGTACAGGATGAGATAGCCGAATCAGCTGCGAAGGCTGACAAAGCTTTAACTGATGCACTCAATCAAGAGAAGAAGTTAAGTCAATTTAAGCAACAGTTAGAGGATCTAATGGATCCTATTAATCAAATAATTTCAGCAGCAGATGCGATTGGTAATGCATTTAAGACTTCTTTCAGTGGGCTTATTTCAGGATCTATGACTGCTGGTGAAGCGATGGCCAGTTTCTTCAGGAATATTGCAGCTAGTTTTGCAGATATGGCAGCAGAGATGGCTGCAACTGCGTTGAAACACGCCATTACGCAGGCGTTATTTAGCGCGTTTATTCCTGGTTATAGTCCTGTTGTTGCTCAACCTGGAGGATTGCCATCAACAGGTGGTACGACTGGAGTTCATGGCAACTGGATGCCATCACCAGGGACGAAGGGATGGGCCACAGGTGGATATGTAGACAGCCCTCAAGTCGGTATGGTCGGTGAAGGTGGGCAGGGGGAATATGTCATTCCTGAATCAAAGATGAACGATGCGATGGCTCGTTATGCACAAGGGTCTAGAGGGAGTGCTGTTATAGATGGAGCAGCACAGTCTGTTGAAGAAGGAGGGGGTGGAACCGCTGTTGCAACTGCGCCTATAGATGTTCGATTTACTTCTGAACGTATTAATTCAATCGATTATGTGACTTTTGAACAGTTCCAAGCTGGTGTTGCGGCTGCTGCACAGCAAGGGGCAAGAAATGGAGAAGTTGCAGCTTTACGCAGGCTACAAATGAACCCTAGTGTAAGAAGGAGAGTAGGACTCTAATGGCAGATTTTGGTAATGACCCTTATGACAAGGCTGACAGACAAGAAAAAACAATTGCTGTTGGTCATTTCATCCGTTTTATGAAGAAAGGCAATGCTGATGTAGCTAATAGGCGTTATCAAAACTTCTTTATTAACAAACAAATGACATATGGCTCTAAAAAATATGATTTCTTGCCTTTTGGATTCTCCGGCGTAACTGTGTCTTCAGATGGATCGAACTTGGACGCTTCAATACTTTTACCCTCTATCCCTATAAGTAGAGATTGGAGTGTTGAAGGATTAGGAGCCAGATGGTTCGTTCATGTAACAACAATGATTTTGGATGCTGATGCTACGAGTTTGGCGACATCAGGAACACATTATCTAAAGCTAAGTGAGTATCAGGGACAACTCGTTTCGGGGTCATGGGATGAGAAACAGCTTGTACTGAATCTAAATACTGTTTTAGATGCAGTTGGTGCAGACATCCCTGGACGACGTTTGACTCAAGATTTATGCGGTAATTTGCCACGTTCAGCTCATGTCGCAATGCAGTGATCTAATAGGCGTCCCTTATAGATTGGGATCTGATGGCCGCGACGGTTACATTGATTGCATTCATCTTTGTTATACAGTCTGGGAACGTCTTGGTATAGAGGGCCCTCCTTTTGATAAGCATTGGTATGAATTAACAACCCGTTCTATAGGGAGAGAGATTCTACGTTTAACATCCAGAGTCTCAGGCCCTCGGTACGATGGAGATATAGTTTTAATACCGCAAGAACAATGGGCATTCGGAGTGGTATGGAATCAGGGAATCCTTTATATCAGTCATTACTCAGACGCAGTTATGTGGTCAACCCCGCCGTGCTTTGCGAACCTCCACTTCTTCCGTTTGAAAAGCACCTCATAGAAATTCTTGGTTGTACAGAAAAAGAATATAGATATTTTTCATCAGAAGTAAGAAAGAAAGGAGCGATGCGCCCTGCGGGGTATGAACACATCCCTGACATTCAAGGAAACCCTCAGGCATTGATTGCCGCTGGTATTGCTGAAGCAACTGCCACAGGTATTACTTTGACTGCGACAGGGAAGATGTTCCTTGTTCAAGTTGGGATTGCTATAGCAGCGGCAGGCGTGGCTTATTTATTACGCGAGAAGCCAACAGAGCGCAAGGCAAGTGAGCAAAAGAGGTTAGGTGACTTAAACAAGGCAGGCCGTTTTAGTCCAACTCATGGTTTCGAGAGCGCTGTTGGTTTAGCAACATATTCATCCCCGATACCTGTAATTTTCGGTAGATACAGAGGGAGTGGCGATGAAAATGGAGGAGGAATTCTCTATACACCATCATTAGTTTGGTCTCAATTGTTCAGTCTCGGAACGCACCAGGCAGCAAAACTAATGTTTGTTGTTGGGGAACAAGGGCATGAATCTGGGACGGGGATAATTGAGCCAGACAGAGAAGGAATTTTTCTAGGAAATAATCCATTAGATGTTCTATTTGAGAGCACTTATGCGTTTTATTGGAAAAGAAATACAGTTAAATCTGATAAGACAAGGATTCGTCTTAGTAATAGATTTTATGGCACACAAGGATCCTTATTGGTGGGAGCACCTCCTGACGCGAGAACTGATAGAGATTTGTATGAGTGTGTTACTAGAACTAAGGATAATGACACGGGTTTTTGTTCATCATTTAGCCCAAGTAATAATCAGCAGTTCGGTTTTTATGCTCCAATCAGGAACGGTAGTGCCATCAGATTAAATTGGAAACATATCCCCATCCCTCAGACTCCGGTCCCAAATACAGATGACAATCCTAGTCCTTATGTGAAAGGGGAGGAACGATTTAGGATTGCTGGAGATAAAGGGGATAAGGAAGACCCTGTGGGCTATAGACAAAACCACAGGAGCGGTGAGAAATCAGAAGATCAAGGAATGCCAGGATTAGGAAGAAATTATCCCTGCAGAATGGGGATTATTTGGTATCAAGCAACAGGTACAACCACGAAATTAAGATCTACTGCTCAGGTAAATAGCAGTAATGTAATTGTTTCTAGTGGCGGGACAACAGTTCAAATTCCTGTAAGAGAAATTAGTGGAGTTAAAAAAGGTGATTTGTGCATGTTTCAGATTCGGCCTGCGACGGAAAAGTTGCTAGACGATCTTTATGCGAAAGGAAAAGTAAGAATTCACGATATAAATAGCATGGTCGATTCTTTGAGAGAAGAAGCTGATGAAGCTATGCAAATAGGAGCTATTTTCTCAATTGGCCAAACAATATGGAAAGTGAAATCTAGATCGCAATCTATGTGGAACGATCCCTCAAAGACTAATGGAAATACACTTGGACAGGATATTGTTTTGGAGTGTACCGAGATATCTCCTAAAACTGAGGAAAATAGAATAGGTCTCGTGAATGTAAGTATGATTTACCCCACGATAGATACTGTAAAAAACACAAGAAGGAAAAGCGGTAATAAGTATGTCCCACGGAGGACAGTCGCTGGAAATTATTACAATAAGAATATAGATTTGGGATGGGGGCCTGTAGATGGAGAAGGGTATATAGGTGATTCTCCTGATTTTGGACAACTTCCAGGGCCAGGGTGGTACCCATTAATGAAAGTAAGCCAAGGGATTGTGAGAAACTCTAGGCCCTGTGATTGTACGGAACTAGGAATAAAATCAACGGTATATCAATCTTTGAATGGCTTATGTAATTTCCAGACTTTATTTACCCCAGTTGATGCAGCCGCCTCAGAAAAAGCAGACCATAAAAGGGGAAGGGCAGGCTTAACTATTATTTCTGGTACGACTAATTCGATCATAAAGAGGGCTTCTTGTTTTCAGATATGGTGGAGAGAAGCGGGAGATTCAACGAAAACTTGGAAAGTATTTGATATTGTTTTTGTTGTGAGAGGGCAATCAACTCAGGCTGCTTATAATTTTATTCGTATAAAACATCCTCCAAATACTGCACAGAGGGAGGAGGTAACGTATGAATTTAAGCTTATGCCTTTAAGTGGGGCGCAGATAAGAAAATTCTCAAATACGAAGAAGTTATTTCTACTGTCGGCAGTCAATGAAGATAAGTTAACTGCACCAGAAAGGACTCATTTAGGAACACTGGATAATTTCACAATTCTTGCTGCTGGTAAGTCGATAACAAAGAGCAGAATAACTTCTAACATCGAATTCACAAACGGAGGGAAGGAATCAACAGTAGGTGCAGATCAGGGGTTCGAAATGACTTTAACCAGAATAGCTGATACACCTGGCACAGAAGGAAGAGGGAAAAGAGTAAATGAAAAAGGTGGGCTTGAGTTCCAACAATGGTGGTGGAAAAGAATAGGACAATCAAAAAGAACTAAAAGCGCTACTGGAACAGCAGGCGCTCTAAGTTGGGAGATATTCGGAGATAGTAATAAGAACCCAACTTCTAGTAGTTCTGAAATTGTTTACTCAGAGCCTAAAACAGTTGTCTCGCCTAGTGGAATAGGAAAAGTTATATTTGTAGGAAAGAGAGTGAAGTTCCCTATTTTTCCTCATTGGACTGGGCGAACTTATGTCTATAAAATTATTGATTACATTCCTGTTGGTTATCAAGGACAGTGGAGGAATATAAATGATGGCCAATGGTTGCGTTATTCTACAAATGTAGATCAGTCTAACAATCCATTTAGGACAGGAAACAAGGATAACATTAGTGGGACAAACTCTAATTTAGAACAAGTTGGGATAATCCTAAAAGTAAAGAATAAAAGATGGGAGCCGAACACTGCTGGGATACCTAAAGGAATGTTATACGAACTCTTAGGGACTCCAACTAGCGCCACAGAAGTTAAAGAATCTAGTGTTCAGAGTTGGTCAAATGGCACTAAGACCTTATATATAAAAGTAAAGGGGAAGGCTGTAACAATCAGCAAAAAGCCCGCTTCAGACAGCGCAGAACGAAAAATCCATTGGAGCGGTGAAACATACGCCTGGGACTATGATTCTATAACAGTGCAATCAAATACAACTCAAACGGCAGACAACACTTGGTTTGTAGGGGAAGAACATGAATTTCGGGACGAGAATAACCCAGGTGCGAACAATCCCTTCAGAAAACCTGGCTCTACTAAAATAGGTTTTAAGACAAAAGTAACCAAATACCAGAAAGGATCATTAGCGACGACAGTAATGGAAGCGGCGAGAATATTTGAAGGCCAAAGTCAGTTTACTGATCTTAGTTTCTATGAGGGATATGTTGACAAATCGAATAGTGGGAATCCAGAGCATCAGGTCGTCTATGTAAACGAATCTTTGAAAAATTCTAGAGTGGAGAATGGAAAACCTGAGTACGATAATTTAACAACAGCAGGACTGATCTTAGAAACTAGACAAGACTTTACGGTTTTAGATCAATTACGTGTTTGGTTAAAAGGTGGGATGGCTGTTGAAAGACTTCATCCAACAGCAAGCGGAACATCACCTACATTTAACACGGCTTATGGTGAAAACTACAGCACAACTACAAAGTATGGACCAAGCAGTTTATTAACGGACTTGCTCTATCATTTAGTAACAGATCCTGTCTGTGGCATAGCTGCTTCTATGGGTGGAACGCCTAGTCAGACACTTGCTACTGATTTAAAAACTGCCGCTGAGAATTTTGTAGACAAGACGAAGTTAGCGGAGACTTCTAAATTCTTAGTTGCCAATAAGCTTAATTTTGATGGAGTGATAGGAGATCCTACTAATTTCCGTCAGTTCATTGCAGAAGTCGCCCCTAGTTTCCTTTGCGATTTCACAATTGTTTCAGGGAAATTCTCAATTACTCCAGCTCTTCCGGCAAAGGCCAATGGCACATTGGATGATGGAGCTTTAACACCTAAGCAGTACTTTACGTCCGGCAATATTTTAAAAGACAGTTTTCAAGTCACCTATCTTGGAGCAGAGGAAAGAAAAGATTTTGTTGCCAGTGTTAGGTATAGAAAAGAACGGAAAAATCAGCTTCCTGTTGAAGAAACAGAAGAGGTTGCATTAAAAGAAGGGAATATAAACCTGAAGGCAAATGAAGACTTTGATCTAACAGGTTTTTGCACTAGCAAGCTTCATGCTCGTTTAGTGGCTAAGTACTTCTTAGCTGTACGTAAATTGATTACACATTCTATTTCTTTTAAGACGACTCCTTATGGACTTTTGATTGCACCAGGTGACCTTATTAAGGTGACAACAGAGACAAGTCCTTTCCAAGCAACAAGAACAGGCAGTATAAGCGCTGCAGGTGTGATAACTATGACAGAAGGATCAATGTTAGCTGCAAGCACTACACCTTATAATGTTTATTATTGGGATCCTTCTTCTGAATCAGATGTTGTCGAAGCTCCTATGACGGTGGGATCAGGGAATAAAGTTTCTGACAGCAAATTCCATAACGTTCTGTTCTCAGTTATCGAGTCAAATGCAAGCACTAATATGTATAAAGTTCAGCAGATTACTTTAGAAGAAGATATGACTGTAGCTATTACTGCTACTGAATTCCCTTGCGACACTTCTAATAAGAGCACTCTCGTTAAGTTCATTAAGACAGATAACAACTATACTCTTTTAAATTAGACGTGATGACCTTCTTCCAGTGGCAGACTTTCCAACTTTGAAGCCTAGTTCACGTACTGTTGACTTAGGTGATTGGCCGCAGCAAAAAATAAGGGCTCAAAGCGGAGAGGAGACACGGATTCTTTATGGAACAAAGAAAACGGGGATGACATTGAATCTAACGTATCAAAATATTCTGGACGATAAGGCCGATGATTTTTTGAAACACTATGACGATATGAAAGGTACATACACGACTTTTGCTCTAAAAGATGAGACCAGTGCGGGTTACGGAGGCAGATACACCGCGGCTCAGGCTGCTGGAGGAACCGCGTCGGTCAAACTCTTTAAGTCCTCAGATTATGGGAATGCGTGGAGATATGCGGGACCGCCTCAATTCACTCAAACTGCTGTTGGACGTAGCACAGTGCAGGTCAAACTAGTTGCGGTCCTATAAGATAGGGCCTAAGGGAGGTATCTGATGGCTACTAGGATTTACTCAGGGAAAGACGGCCTTATGTATATAGGGACAAGTACCGCGGCTGCAGCAAAAGTAAGAAGCTGGCAATTTCAAGCAAGTTTAGGCCTTTTAGACATATCTACTCTCGGAGATAAGGTTAAACAATATGCCCCAGGTGTACAGGATTTCACAGGAAGTGCCACTATTCTGTATTACCAAAAGAGCGGGACGACAAGTCCTGTAAATGATGCTTCTACTCTTATAAAGAACTTAATAAAAGGGGGCACCGATGGAGTTCAACCAACCTCTACTGACGATAAAACAGTCACATTATCTTTAGCCTTTGCCGCCGATGGAACTGTCAGCCCTGAGAGGAGAATTAAATTCAAATGTTTTATCACTAGCGCCTCAATAGGAGCGAGTGTTGGAGAAGTTGTTAGTGCAGATATTTCCTTTACGGTAACAGGTGGTTTAGACGGAACTCAAACTTCAGGGACTGTAATCTAATGTCAGTATATTTAGGATCATCAGGCTTAATAGACTTAAGACGCACCAGTGATGGAGCCTCTTTTGAATGTGAATTAGATAAGGCTTCTATAGATGACAAAGCTGCTGGATCTGCTTCAGATAAGACCCGTTTGATCTCAATTTGGTCAGCCCCATTAGTAGATCAGAATGATAAAGTAAGCATAATGGGTCGACCCAAAACAGAAGAAGAAACCCCAGGGGAATGGGAAGAATACATGAGTGTCGCTCAGCTAAGTACGGGCGACTTAATAACAATGAAGTCAACAGACAATACAAATCTTAGTTTTGTCAAAGGGAAGAATACAGGCACATCAGCCAACCCTACTTATGCGGCATGGGATGACAAATCATTTAGCTGTTATGTCTATGTTGACGAGATGGGAAGTATTCGTTTATATGATGCCCAAACTTCACAACTGGGGTTCAAGAAATCTTTAGACGGGAAAAGAAGTGAAGCACTTGAGTTGGTTGAAATAACAGGATCTACAAAATTCAAAATAAAAATAACAATAGAAAGCGGTATATATAGGCCAATAGGACAGGTCACTTCTTATGAAGTAAATACAAATCGTGAGACCATTGATATTACTAGCTTAAGTGATCAATTTAGGCAGCAATACAGTGCATTAATGACTGGTTCTGGAAGATTCACTTGTATGTGGGATTACCTTTCTCTGGGCAGAGCTTCTCATTATGGAAGAACAAGTGATGTTGATGCTAATTACCAAGACAATCCTAGATATATACAGGAGCTTTTATTGCGCGCCAATATAGGGAGTGCCTTTATGGCGAAATTCTTCCTGAAAACAGCGACAGGGACCAGTGGAACGCAGGATGATCTTGTTTGGTACAAGGTGAAAGGGATCATGACGAATGTCGCAGTTAGTTTTGACCTTGCTGATGTCATAAAGATGACAGCGCAGTTCGTAACAACTGGACCATTCTTTATTCAATCAGCCACTGAAACTGAATACATCCTCTTGCAAGAAGATGGATTCGATATTCTTGCAACAGACGACGATAAGATTATTTCTAGTAAGGATACTGCTTAAGGCTCTAGCCACGCTAATCTGGGTTCATCGATTAGATGAGTCGAAATGGCTAATGCAAAGATTACCGACCTGCCAGAATTGGATGGGTCAAATTTAGGCGCGGATGATGTACTGGTTATCGTAAATGGTGGAACGACAAGAAAAATAAAATATAGGGAGTTACTAAGTGCAGAAGCACTCGCTGATGTAGATGCAACGGCTATTCCTTCTGCAAAAATCAACTTTGCGGCAGGCTCAATAGTTGAAGCCTCGATGGCTGCAAACTCAGTTGACGCAACATCAATAGTTGACTCAAATATCACTGCGGCAAAGCTTGCCGATGATTCGTCTGCTGTTGTAGCAACTTCTCTCCCAACATCGGGAGATTACAGAGGCCAGCTCGCTATTGATACTGATCACACAGATGGACATAGGGTTTACGTATGGGACGGATCAGCCTGGAAAGAAACAGCCGCAGGAGCTTCGGTTAATTCCATCGTTGGAGCTACTGGAAATTTA